ATAAAATACTACCAGTATAGGCCGTACAAGCCGCTAATGCGTTATCTAATTGTTCCTGAAAATTAGTTGGAGCCGTAACGGTTAGCGTAACATTCTTACTGTTTGGATCATCAACGATTCCGTTATTATAATTTTCAAATAAATTGACTTCACTATGGGTAACAGTTTCTTTTTCAATTGTAGTGATCTTAAAATCTTTAATCAATTTTCTGAATTGATCAATATACTCTTGTCCACCATCATAAGGTCCTATATGCGGATTGTTTCCATATAAAATATCTATGGTTGCGTTTTCTCCTGCTGTTTGTCTATACCATAAACCAGCCTTCTGAAAATACATATCATCATTATCAGGTAATGGTAACGGGAACCCCTCATCATCTATTGGTAGATCCTCTATGTTAATATCCAACCCAAGAGCCTCAATAACCTCTTTTAATTGTTCTATATCAATTGCAGCTTTTGCTGCATAAACATATTCATTAAATGTTATTAACCCATCTGGTGTGCCGATTACATCTAATAAAAACTCAATCCCCTTACGAGTACCCTTACTCTTCCACAACCAAGGAGTGTTCATAATTATTCTTCTCCAGAATTCGATTTCAGCCTCAGCAGGAGTATACCCACGGCTATGCCCAGAATAAGAAGATGCGGTTGATAAAATAAAATTATTTATAATATCATTATCAACCATCGACGATGCTATATCCCAACCCATGACTCTGGCTAAATTTTTAACCAGCGCATCTGGGGTATTTTCTTTTTTATTGTAAGTTACAATATTAGCATATTGTAATGCATCACAATACAATTTAACTTCATCAAATTCACGTCCATAGATCTTCAAGAGTTTAGTCATTTTATGACCAGCCGTTTCATCGTAAATCTTGTCGTATAATGGAATAGTATCGAAATCACTTATAGCTTGGGTGGTTAAAAAACGAGTAACTAAATCACTTACCGAATCATCATTTTCTGTTGCTATGTCTAAAAGATCACTAACAAAAGAATTATAGCTGGTTCCTTCTATGTCTATATTGTAACCGTCAGAAACAGGCCATGTAATCTTCTTATCTGTAAGAATCGATAACCCATCCTCCGTTTGAATGGTGTATGAAAAGACAGAAGTAAATTTCGGTGTAGTTAATCTGTTTAACAGATAATCTTCAAAAATATCTAAACCATTATAAAACTCTTCTTCAACAATTTTATTTGGTTTAATGTGATAATTTACTGCTGCGGTTGCGGCTGATAAAAACCCAAACGGATTTCCTTTAACAGTAACATACATTGTACTGTTTTGTAAACTCGTAGACCCAGTAAAGTCAATTAAAGAATATTCAGCACCGTTGATTAAAACTGCGTACTTGTCATAATTGGTCGTAATATTCTTGATGGTATTGTATTCATCAAAATTAACCAGATTATTAGCATTGTTCAGGTAATTGAGATTAAATTTGTTGACTACGTGGTTTGTATTTACCTGAAAAACCGCAGTATCGGTTAATACATTATAACTGTAGTTAGAAAAAGTATTGCCCGTGGTATTTTGAAAAACTGTGCTGACAAATAACCCAGCGGGATATGTCATTACAATTTTTTCTAAGCTAACTCTCACAAATTCACGCAGAGAACCAAAATAAGCATAATTACCTAACTTAGACTTATCAATATTAAGATAAACTTTTAGATTATTGTCTATAAAAGTAGTTAGATTATTAGCGGTAACATTTACATCTGCGAGTGTATAAAAATTAGAAAGTTTATTGGTTGAAAACACTTTTGAAATCTTCGGATCAAGATTAGTATCAATCTCAAAATTACCAATAGTAAACATTGGAATGCCACCTTGACTTCCAAACTGGTTTCCAACTAAACTATCGCTAAAGTTCCTATACTCAATTCCGTTATCGAAGAACTTTCGTTGAGCGTATCCAACTATTTTTACTTTCTTACTCATCGATGTTCTTAAACGTTGGTAATGTCATTAAATCCTTTTGTGAAATCTATATTAGTTCTTTCCTCACGAACTTCAAATTGAGGTTCACCACTGAAAGAATCTTTGATCTCATATAGGTTATATTGTTTATAAATCTCGTTGTTGAAATTATAGATGGTATATACACCATCCTCCAGGGATTTAGTTTGGTTCCCAAACAGACCGTAGGCAAGTGTTTCTATATCATGATCAACCATTTCAACTTCCAGGAATACTGGATTAAAGAATGTGTTGGTAATGATCACATCTTGATCTGGCTCACCGATAAATGGAATAGCATTGGGTTTAACGGAAGGTGCTGAACTTGGTGTTACTGTGCAGAACACTAAGGTAGAATTATCATTAAATCTGTAACGAATAGCTTTCTGAGAAGAATTTGTTAGATTCTGATTCACTGGCTCTGATTTATTATTAGATGTAATCACTCGGAAAAAATTCTGTACCTTTTTCTCAGAGGCAGAAGGATCTGTTGTTAGATATTCAATACGATATCCCACCAAGCCATTGTTTTCAAATCTATCTAAAAAAGACGGATCCACAGCAGCGGTATCAAATACAATTCCCCTTACATCAGGAAATGCCGCTAAAACACCGCAATCCACTATTTTCGTGCGTATCTCTTTCGGCTTAATGATAATACTATAAATCCCCTTAGCACCGAATTCACTTGCTGGTAGTTTCAAAGTGTACATACCACCAAAAATTTCAATCCCACTGGTGTTATTAGGGTGATCGATTTTAACTAATACCTCTGAAGGATCCAAACGTTTAAGTTCTACCTTATTACCGATATTTGTTCTCGTTGCCGTATAATGATAGAATATTTCAACATCATCTGGTGAAACATCCGCTGGTCTAACTATTCCATAATTTCCTGTAGCCATCTTCTTTTATTTTTGTATTTTATAATATCCGTTTCCGTATCGTTCTAAGTGATCCAGATTTTCTACCTCTGAAAGCCTTAAATGAGGTTCCATCACCGATGTTAAACCTCTTTCAATAAATACTTCGTTATTTATTTCTGGAGGGAAAACAATGCCTAAAAAAACTTCCTCTTTGGTCAGAGCCGAAAGAGAAGTATTATACATATTCCACCCTTCCCCTAAAAACTGAAATATGGTGTTCTTAAACTGAGCCGTAGTACCGTTTTCGTAAGTAACAGTTCGGTCCTTATTGTATGTTACGTATAATATACCCGTAGATCCAGTGTTTGTGAAATCAGCATCCACTGTATAACCAGTTGCGTTAGGTGTCTTTGACAGTACTCCAGTAAAGGCACTGATTACATTTCCCTGAAAATTGGTGTATATATCGTCCGATAAATCAAAGTTAATTGGGAATGGGTTTAAGATGTTATAGGATTGTACCAGATCGTATTTAGGCTCCGTAAGTCCTGTTACTGAAATTGTGCCTCCGCTATAATAATTCGCCTCTGTCTGTCCAGGCAAACGCAAAGTATACGTTTTACCCGTATAACTAAATGCAGGGGGTGGAGCATACATAAAAGGAAATGTCAACCCAAGACCATTCAATTTATCAATTAAAAGCGTATAATCGGGCGCACTTCCATCATAAGGAACAAAATCCATATTAGTGAACATCCCCATATCATCAATAGTTTGGGTTAGCATCACATTAATATCAAAAGTTCCAATATTCACAATAGGTTCCGCACACACACCTGAACCCTTCATTTCTGGGTTTGGGAGTTCAATGCGAGTCGCTATAGGATCTCGAAGTATTTTACGTCTGATTATTTCCATTAAATGGTATCTATTTCATATAAATTTATTGTATAAGTTCCAGATGTGTAGCTTACGTTTGGTGCAGTTGCATCAATTTCATAATAAAACCCATCTATATCTCTTTTAAGAACGTATTTCGTATGTAGATTATTTACTAACTGGTCTACTGGTAATGCCACGGTAGAAGTCATTAGATTAGTCGTTTTTCCGTCTTTGGCGTTGCTAAAAGATGCTCTCATGAAAACTTCTTTGCTGTTAGCTATTTGAGCGGCTG